AAAAACACCTAAAACAAGTACAGGATATACAATAAATACTCCAAACTAATGTTTGACTTAAAAGTAAATACAAAATATAAATAAAACAATTAGGAGAAAAAATTATGGCATCAACATTCACTGATCTTGGTATCGAATTAATGGCAACCGGCGAAAACGCTGGTACTTGGGGAACAAAAACTAACGCAAATTTAAGTCTTATAGAACAATTAACAGGTGGTGTTTTAAGTTTATCTATTGCAGGGGGTGCAGGATCTCAAGCATTAACAATAGATGACGGTGCTTTAACAGGTACTGCTCAACAAAGAGTCATAGAATTTTCAGGAACAATAACTGGAAACAGAGTTATAACTTTTCCTTTAGAAACAGAAAATTTTTACGTAATTAAAAACGGCACTTCAGGTGCACACACAGTTCAGTTAAAAGCTGTATCTGGTTCAGGTGCAACAGTTACTTTTGCAGATGATGATAAAGGATATAAATTTATTTATGTAGATGGTGTCGCAACAAACACTGGAGTTTTTGAAGCTTCTTTTGCAGCTCCCGCAGCAACATGGGCTGTTAAAACAGGAGCATACACAGCATCATCTGGTGATCAACTTTTAGTAAATACAAATGGTGGAGCAGTTACAATAACTCTACCTGCATCACCTTCAGCAGGAGATGAAGTTTCATTCATAGATCAAGGATACGATTTCAATACCAACGCATTAACTGTTGGAAGAAATGGTTCTAATATAGCTAATGCAGCAGCCGACCTAGTAGTTAATACACAAGGCGCTGGTTTTTCATTAGTTTTTTCAGGAGACGCAAGTACCGGTTGGACATATAGGGAGAAATAGGCCATGGCTAATTACGAAGCTACTAGGTACGATTTCGACGGATCTAATCTTATCGATATTGAAGGTGTTAACACAGGTATTATAATACCGTGGACAACAACATCTGCACCAACAGGTTTTTTAGAATGCACTGGAGCTGCAGTTTCAAGATCAACTTATTCAGCTCTATTTGCAGTTGTAGGTACAACTTATGGAGCTGGTGACGGGTCTAGTACGTTTAATATTCCAGATTTACAAAATAATGTTGTAATAAGTAAATCTCCAGGAAAATCTTTAGCTTCTACTGGTGGAGCAGATACTGTAGCTCAAGGTGGAAGTTGTTCGGGTAATTTAGCAAATCACACTTTAGTAGAATCACAATTGCCTTCACACGATCACCAACAAGCATTAGCAGGTCAAGCTGCCAATATTCAAAACAATATGGGTATGGGGCAATCTGCTACAAGAAACCCAACTACAACTTTTAACCAACCTACTACAGGTGGTGGTGGAGCCCACAACCACAATATAGTAGGACTAGGATTTACTGGAGCAACTAACTCTGTACTTCAACCATATATGGCATTAATGTATGTCATAAAGACGTAGGAATTATTATGGCAAATTACGAAGCAACTAGATATAATTTTGATGGGGGTGATTTAACAGGTATTCAAGGTGTAAATACAGGTTTAATTGTACCTTGGTCGGATGCTTCTTTACCAACTGGTTTTTTGGAATGTGATGGTGCAGCTGTTTCAAGATCAACTTATTCAGTTTTGTTTGGAGTTGTAGGAACTACATACGGTGCAGGTGATGGATCTTCTACTTTTAATTTACCTAATTTATCAGATAAATTAGTTTTGGGAAGATCTCCTGGAAAAGCTCTTGCTTCAACTGGTGGAGCAAATACAGTTGCAGGTCCTGGAACTGTTACTGGAAATATTGCAAATCATACTTTAACTACTCCTGAAATTGCAGCTCACGTTCACCCAAGCCCAGGAAATACTGCGGTTACTTATGGAAGAAATGGTCTTGGCGGTAACGTATCTTCAGTTATTACCGGGTCACCAGCTAACCCACTTTCAAGTGGAAGCACAGGTGGTGGTGGAGGTCATACTCATAATTCATCTTTAACGTTTAGCGCAGCTGCAGATTCTGTGTTACAACCTTATTTAACAATAAAATATATTATTAAGACTTAGGAAAAAAATGGCAAATTACGAAGCAACAAAATATGATTTTTCAGGAGCAAACCTTACAGGTATTCAAGGGGTTAATACTGGTATTATTGTACCTTGGAGTGATTCTAGTATTCCTACTGGGTTTTTAGAATGTGATGGAGCTGCTGTATCAAGATCAACTTACTCAGGTTTATTTGCTGTTATAGGCACGGACTATGGAGTTGGTGATGGATCTTCTACTTTTAATTTACCAAACTTAACAGATAAATGTTGCGTGTCTAATTCACCGTCAAAAAGTTTAACTTCTACAGGGGGAGCAAACACAGTAGCAAAAACTGGAAATGTAACTGGTGGTACTTATCAACACGCTGTAACCACTCCAGAATTACCAAGTCATACCCACTCTTATAACACAGGAGGAGGGGCAGGTGGTAGCGGATCTCAATTTGATAGATCAGAAACTACTTCACCTGGTGCAGGTAGTGGTAATCAACATGCCCACAATGCATCAATAAATTTTACAGGGAATGCAACTTCAGTATTGCAACCTTACCTAACTTTGGTATATATTATAAAAACATAAGGAGATTTAAAATGTCAAAACACGGACTATGGACAGTAATACCAGTAGATAAAAAAATCATTAAGAAAACAGAAGATTTTTCACCTACAAATCCTGGTGTAGTAACAATAGATGACAATAGTTTTTGGTCATCATATAGTAATATTAATGCTATTCAATTTACTGATGATGATGTCGATAACGACCAAGTAGAACATCTTGATGGAACTCCGCATTCATCTTATAATGTAGATGTTTTAGGAGATTTTAGAACTACATTTATAAATAGATTTGATGCACAACATCTTGCTGATTTACAATCAGCATGGGATAACAACAATGATGTTGATGTAGCAGATGAAAGTGCAGAAGGTGGTTTCAGACAAGAAACTGAAGCAGAAAAAATTACTAGATTAGGTGCAAGACCTACAAGTTACACTTCAGCATAATTAAACAAGCAGTAACCACGAAGTAACTATAAACTTATCTTTATCTAAAGGCGGGTTTCCTCTATGTAGGTAAGGAAATGTTGCAGGCCATATTGCTATTCTACCTGTTTTAGTTTCTACTCTTCTCTTATGATGTAAAAATTCAGTCTCTCCACCTTTAACTTCATTTAAATAAATAGTAAAAGCAAGTATCCTATTAGAAGTTGGATCGTTATGTTTTCTTTCACAATGCCAAACATGATAACCTTCACCCGGTGAAGTCTGTTGTATCTTTATATCTGTGTAAGCTAATTCATGAAATGGTCTGTGATATTCTAAAATATTGGTTTCTTTAATGTAGTGGTCTAAAGCCTGTTGAAAATTTATAGTTAAAAAATTTAATTCAGTTTTAGTGAAATTCTCTACATTGCCTTTATGAATAGTTACTGCTTTATCTTTAACTAACATAGAAGACACATTATGATATTCTTGTCTTTTAAAAATTTTACTAAATTTTTTTTGATTATTAAATAGTTTTAAAACTTGATCGCATAGAGTTTTATCTAAATAGCCATCATATATACCTATAAAATCTTTTATGTCTTCTGTTCTTTTTATAATTTTTTTCTTCATATTTAAAAATAATTAAAGTTTAATATATATCTTATGTCTGTATTTTTTGGTACTACTGTTCTATGTGGAATATTGCTATCAAAAAGCAAAAGTTGATTTTCTTTTGACTGTATAATGACTTCTTTATCCTCCATTTTTAATTGAGTCCCACCATCAGAATTTGTAAAATTAAGTATGCCTGTATTACATGCAAATGGATAATCTGTATGGTAGTTGCCTGTATCTTCAATAAACAATTCGTTTATAAACATATTAATTCTTGCTTCAATTATAGATTTAGCTTTTAATTTTAAAAGAATTGGATACATATAATTGTAGTGTAATTCTGAATCGAGAATAAAAAATTCACAAAAAATACTGTTTGTAAAATATCCTTTATCTGTAGGAGTATTTGGACCAGTAGAACCTTCCATCCTTCTCCAAGGAAAGTTTAAATGTGTAATAGTTTCTTTTAATCTTTCATATAAAATTTTATCTAAAAAATTTTCTATAACTTTATATTTCATTTAATTTACAATCTCCTTTATGATCTTTATATGGACCGTTTTGATCTACATAATGAAAAAACACTTGAGGGTTTTCAATCCCTTTAAAAGGTTTTCTTCCGTGTAGAACCTCACAACCTAAATACATTACAGCATCTCCAATTTTCATATTTAACCATTTTTTATTAAAATGCATAGGCCATTTTATACCACAATTATTTATACAAGCACTTATACTTATTTCACAAGAAGGTCTATCTGTGTGATCTTTTAACGTGGACCCATGTATGTAATATCTCCAATAAGCATATGTTTCATAAAGTTTTAATTTAGATACTTTTTCAACTAAAGGTTTTTTATAAATTAATAAGGAATCCATTAAAGGGTCTTTATAATAAGAAGGTGTAAAAGGAGATTGTGGATCATGTACTACACCTTTACTAACTACGTTTTTACAATAAGGTTGTAATATTTTTAATTCATTTTTAGAAAAAAAATTAGGTATGTAAATGTATTTTTTATTTCTTATGCTATCCATGCTACAATACTATATCTAGTTCCTTTTTTTATAGGGTTTATTTTGTGCGGATAAATAAAATTACTTGGAAAAAAAATTACTCCACCTTTTTTTAACTTACATTTTAGTATTTCTTTTGTATGAGAGGCATCATAAAAACCTAACTCCCCTCCTTCGTATTCATCATTTAAATTAATAATACAACTTAGTTCTCTATGAGCATTAATAAATGAATCAACGTGTACTTCATATTTACCACCCACATTATATTTTAAAAGGTCACATTGCGTTAATTGATTTAATAATAACTTAGGATGTTTAGCTACATACATAGGAAGCATTTTAAAAATTTCATTTTTTATTAACTGTAAAAAAACATTGTCAGACATATTATTTGGACTTTTATAATCTATTAAAAATCTGCCTTTAACATCTCTTATTTCTAGATTAGGTTTGTCTGTTGTACCAACACCAAGAGGTTTTAATTCAATATCATTAATATAGTTAACAATTCTATCAGCTAAATCTAAATTAAATAAGCCGTTTATTTCTATTATAG